GTCACGCAACTATGTGCAGAACTCCTGGCACACTGATATTAATTACCCCTCAGTGTGTTATTCCAGGACCCAGACCGGACTGTACTCGCGCGGCTGGTCCAAGGCCACGCGAGGCTCCCTAGAGCTCTCGCCTGAGCGGTGCGGTCTTGTTGTTTTCATCTCCTGCCGCATGGGGAGAGGCCTTGAAGGCGGAGGTTTTTCTTTTCGTTCTCTTGTTTTCATCCCATCTCGGGAGGCCGTAGCAATTTTGTATTGTTTGTAGTCCCATTCTCTTCTTCCTCTATTACTCTCTCTTGCGGCTTTTCCATGTTTTCATCCCCAACCGCCGATGGGGAGGCCGTGGCTTTTCCGTATTTTCTTCTTGATCCCGCACACAACTCAGTTACAAGCGTTCAAGTGACGGTGGTGCGGAGGTCAGTTGGTAGAGGCGTGACAAGGAGCCAGTTGTGAGCCGTTCCCTCTGTGCCGGCGAAAGTAATGGTGGCACCGGGTTCGGTAATCTGTACCCCAAACCACGCATACATGAGAGTCCCAGATCCAACGTAGCGGGTGCTGACTCCATCCGGATTCTTGATGACACAGTTGGCCAGGACAGGAGCCCCGGCGGTGGGAGTGCCACCGTCGCGAATTTGGACGATTAGAAAGTTTCCCTGGCCGAGACTGGGTGGGAAGGAATAGACCGAAGCCGTCCTGCTGCCTCCGAGCGTCGAGAGTGCGGTTCCTGTGGCAATGGTGGAGGTGCCATGGAAGTCATCGAGTCGGGGCAAGGTGGAGGGAATTGTAGTCTTGATGAACTCAATCTCGTAGGAGACCCACAGCTCACCAACCGAGACATCGGTGCCAGAGACCCCGTACGTGGCAATTTGAAAATTACCCAAGGTCTGTTGGCGTTGGTCTGCGGCGGCGGTTGCTGCCGTGGGCGCGACATAAAAGTAGTCAACGGCGCGTTGCCGAGGGTCGCATTCGATCCCGTGGACGAGATGTTTGTGTGGGGGCGCGGAGTTGGCGTAGGCCGAGTTCTCCATCTCACGCTTGGATTGGTACTGAAGGTCGGAGGCGTCGTAGTCAGTTGCCATAATGACAACACCGAGCTCCTGGTTGGTACCGTTGTAAGCTGAGGAGGTGGGTCTGTACTCAAAGACCATGCCAAGGGGGCGCCACTGTTCGTAGTGGGCCGCCACATCCGCGAGCCAAGGAAAGGTGGATACGTCGGCAGGGTTGATCCTGTAGGTGGTGTTCGCAAAAGTGCCCGAAGGCGCGACCACGTCTCCAAGAAACTCCCTGTTGCTGACGATGACCGCACGGCCGCGGTTCCTGACAACGGGCTCAAAGGCCGCGCCGTCACGCACGACAGTGGGTCCGGATCCACGCTGCGAGGGAATCAGGCTGTTGTAATGTACCTCGTAATCTCCGGTTCCGATGAACCTGCCTGCCGCCCTGCCGATTCGCCTGCCGAGGTCCTTGTGTCCGATGGCGCGACCTACGGCCGCACCAACGGTTTCCACTGGCCTCGAGGTGGCTTTCTCCATCTTCTTGGCGAGTCCTTCAATCTTGGATTCGATCCTATTCACTGACCGGTCGACAGCCTGGGGAACGGAACGGGTTCCGCTGCGGCGTCGAGGGTTTGTTTGGCGTTGGGACATTGTTCAACAATGGTGCGCTGTGTAGTTAGAACTAGGCAGTAAAGTTGTTGGCTAGGTAGTCGCGGCCCGTCACGCTAATAAAAGGTCAGTTACAGAAGCCATCCTTTCTCAGAGGTCTACCCGCAGGAGCCTCTCGAAGATGACACCCGACAACACTGCCGGGATTTGTTGGACGGATTTGATGGCCTCCTCCATCTCCTCTACGTCCGCGGGTGAGATGTCGTACCTCTGACAAAACCAGTCCATCGTCTCGTCTGTGGTATGGTACACCTCGGTCAATGAGTCCTTGAATCTCAACGACCTGGGCAGTTGGCCCTTGGTGGATCCCTTGGTCTTGTAAAGTTGACCAAGCTCGCGCGTCACGAAGCCGAAGCCGGCGTCTGCGAGCATGCCCTTGCCCACGGCGGACATGTTGATGTCCACGTGGTTCACGTTCCAGCCGGAGCGGGCGATCTGGCGTCCAGGCTTGGGCACGAAGAGGAGGCGTCTATTCCCCTCCGCGTCGGCAAATGGCATGAGAATCCGTTGGCAAAATTCCAGGGTGTGCTCGTCGCGTTCCTCCAATGTAACCGAGAAGCCGCACTCCTCGAATGAGGCGGACAGAACGTCCAACCCTTGGTACTCACGACGCTCAGTCAGAATGAAAAAGTCGTCACCGCAAATTGCTGCTGCAACTCGGGTGTATCCTGCGAGCCGTGTCGCGACCGTGATCACCCTACGGGCGAGCCGGTTGTTGCCAACTGTGGTTGCGTGCTCACCGGAGCCGCGTTTGATCGGACCCTTGGCAGTCACCTCCCCATCCTGGCCGCGGAATGTGTAGTTCCGGCCCCAAAGCTCCTCGTCGAGGAGGGGGGGGCAAGACTCTGCAAGGTAATCCGGGTTCAGACGGCGAAAGTTGCGCACCTCGTCCGCGTAAATCGGACCGACAATGTGCGCGTCGAAGGACTTAAAGTCGCCCTCGGTGATGACGGGGTCGTCAAAGGTTGCGTACTTGGACGCGAGAAAGTCTGCCGCAGGTCGTGAGACTTCTCCATGGACCCACAACATGTCGTCGTTGGGGTCGAGGCGTTTCTTGACGAGGTCTGCGTAGGCCACCGCGGTGTAAGTTTGCTCGGCGAGCTGCTTGGCGGCATCAATGTTGACAATGATGCGCGGAACCTTGGGTTCAGACTCCTCCCCAAAGAGAACAAGTTGGGAGAGTTCGTTTTTGACAAACACGTTGTCCGTGTAAACCGTCTCTACCATGTCAATGGGGTGTTGGCCTCGAGCTTGTTCCACGCGGTGCCTCTGGGCCGGTGTGAGGTCCTCGATCCACTTGTCTCGGACGTGCACAATCTTGAGGTGGTCCAAGGCGTCTTCCGGTTCGACCTTCCAGGCTCGGTTCTCCGGCAAGTCGTCGTAGTACTCGTACCAGATCGAAAGGAAACGCTCCAGTTTGTCCTGCCTGTAGCCCAAGTCTGGGACTGCGCGCTTGGCGAGGGCGGAGTGTGCGTTCTCTGCGGAGTTGTGGAAGGGGAGGTAGAAGTGGCCTGTGAGGACGAGACCGACTGCAGAAGCAAAATGTTCGCGTGGGGGTCCGGTAAGGGGCCGGATCCTGAGGCGCGACTCTGGGTCCACACGTGAGAGAGGGGCCGCCGTCTGAATGGAACGGAGACGGCTTTTGGCCACTGAAATGTAGAGTGGTTTCTCTCCAGCGAACGTAGAGGGGGCCAATGGTACACCGAGTTCGACGGAATTGTACCAAGCGAGGCGGCGTGCGGAGTCACCCTGCTCCAGCGGGTGGGGGCTGAAGAAGGCCGCAATGATGGCGAAAAGGAGGGCAACGGACGAGGTGAGGAGGAGGCCAATGCCTGCGCGTACCTCTGGGTCGTCCGTCCCGGAGTACTGGAGCCCGTGGGGTCCAGCCTTGTGCCGGGTGCTGTGGTGGATGAACACTGACATTGAGACCGCGAAGGCCAGAGCCGTGATCGCCACCGCTGCCCTGGAAGCGTAGTAGAGCCTCAGTTTAAGTACGGGGCTGGCTCGAAACCGAGTCCAGCAAGAGGGTTCGACGGGACGACCGTCAGCCCCCACGTACGGATCTTCCGTGATGATCCGTCCCACCGTGGCCCTAGTGGGCAGCGTGTAGTGAGCTGCCGCACCAGCGAGCACAATGCTCGCCTCCGGGGAGAGGTAAACCCCTCCCATCTGCTTCCTTTTCTTGTGCCCCCGTGCCGTGAGGGTCACAATTGCCGCGTTGTTTACCGGCCCAGTGGATGCAATGTCGTTGGCGTGCATCCACATCTCACGAGGGTACGAGAACGACTCCCCGTACACCATCCCCGCGAGACTGGCATTGCCCACCTGGATCTCAACCGTCTCTGAGTCGACATCCCGGATGCGGTAGGAGCCGTTGGAGAAGGGGATCCATCCACCTGGGCCAGTAAGAACGGGCGGCTCGGGGCCCGTAAAGGGTCGAATGACGTAGGCGGAAATGTGTTCGCCGTAGTCTCCGAGCTTGTCCACTGACATAAAGTTGTCGCCAGACCTGATGCAATGATCGAATCCACGACAGGGGGGGTGAACGTAAACACGTTCGTTACCCCGCACGAGAAACTGGCATCTCCCGCTCCCGTCCGGATGACGGGCCCAGGTGCCCTCGCCGTGGGCGAGGACCCCAGTGTCTCCCCTGACACGCATGACAACAACGTAGATGGAGTCGTAACCCCTGCAAAGCGTGTCCCAGAAGACTTT